TTGCATCATAAAGTGTTACTTCGATTGCGTTCCATTCAGATTTACCTTTAACATAACGTTTAACATTGATCATATCTAAAGCAACTTCGCCGTTTGTCATTGAAGGCTTTGCAGATGTTTTAATAAGATATGATGGTATGCCGTTAACTTCCATGATGAACTGATGTTGACGTTTCGGTTCCCATGAAAATGCGGTGTCAAACATTTCATTTTCAGAAGCATAGGCCAAATTATTATTTATTTGATTAATTAATGCCATTTTACGTATCCTTATTTTTTATTATAAATATCAACATAAACAAAAAAAGGTAGAACCGAAGTCCTACCTTTTAAACTTTTTATTTTAAAAATACTATTCAGGGAAGCTAGCTCCTGTTGGTTGAATATTGAAATCTAAAATAATAAACTCAGCTGTGCGTGTTGGCTGAAGGAAAATTTGACCATATAAAATATTTTGATCAATTATATCCGGTGTATTATTTGACTGATCCATTATTACTCGGAATGCATATAAACCTTGCTGTGCTCTAACTTGTTCCATGTAAGGGTTAACAATGCTTAAGAAACGATTGCGAGTTGATGCAGTGTTTTGTTCGAATAATAAAAAACGAGTTGAAGATGCAATAAATTTCTTACCTTAAGAAGTTCGCAATAGGATTAATACGAGCTTGATACAATGAATCGCGATCTGATTGTGTTAAACGCGTATATGTATCAGATACTTGTGTTAAACCTCCACGATTCAAACCAGCCGGTGCATACCATGGTGCAGAAACTGCATCGTTAAATGCTAATACCCCAGGAATCATTACTGAAGGTGGAACCCATAATGGAACATTTTTGCTAGGATTGTTAATTCTTACCCATGGCCAATACGTTGCAGTATAGCTACTGTCAATAGATGTTACTTGATTTACAACGGTAGATACAGAATCTGTTAATGCATTTGAATCCATTACATAGAAAGTGTCTTGACGAGTTTCAGATAAATTACGAGCCAATTGAGTTACATATGGGTGTAAACTATATACAATACCTGGTGTAAGTAACATGTTCATATCATAGTAATCAGTGTTAGCTAACAATGAAAATGCTTTATTATATGCAATAGTACCTGTAGATGTTGCAGTTGAACAATCAAATCCAAATGTATTTGTTGCTGTAAGATATTGTCCTGAATATTTCTTTAAGTTAGGTTTAGCACCATCAAAGCCGCTTTGGAAGCCTACAATGAATTTACGTGTATCAAGTGATACATTTGTTGTCAGTGTGCCTGCCGTTAATGCATTTTCTAATGAACCCGAATAAGGAGCAGATGTAGGGAAGCCTACTTGAGCAGATTGACTAACATCACCTAAATAAAAATCTGCATTGCTACCCGTAGATGCATTTGCAACTACTATAGGAGCCAAATAATTCATGTTGCTTTGAACGGTAAAATCAAAACCATGATAATTGTTTGAATTATATGCATTGTTTACAACTTGCGATGTAACATATGATGCTGCAAGTAAATTTGCTGATGATACATCTGGCATCGGCGAATACATTGCACGGAAACCAAATGGAATCAATGTTTTGTCATTTGTTTTATTTGCTACAGAATCTGTTACTTCTACACGAATATATTGTGATGCATTTGGATAATCTCCACTAACAACCAATTTGTTATTAGAATCTAATGTTTGATAACGATCTCCAATTACTCTTGCAATATAACGAGGAGAATCTGGATCTAAATTTACATTTAAGAATTGTTCTACTCGGTCTGGTGATGAATCTGTATCATTTGATGTATACGGAGAATTTGGAACACCTGGAGTCACTGTATTTACTCTGCGAACTTCTACTGTAAATGTACCGTATCCATTAGGATCGGAAACTTCTGCTGCTGTTCTTACATCACGGATACCAACTTTTGTTTCATAATTAACTGAAGTGCCATGTGATAACGTATGGAAACGGAACAAGTTCTTAACAGTGCTTCCAATTTTTTGTGATGTGATCCATGGGGTGTTTGCAGTTTGATAATCTTGACGCAAATCTAAATTAGATACAATACCTAATGTCATAGTTACTTGACTTAGATTAGCAAACGATCCCGTTGCTGCTGTGTTTTCGTATTGAACGTATACTGGATAATCTGTTGACTTCGGAGAATTTCCAAATACTTTAGTTAAATACTTGTTGCTTGAATTAACAATTGATCCTGAAATTGCAACACCTTCTGCTACTAAGAATGAACCATCAAATCCAATTGATGAATCAGCTGCAGCAACATATGAACCTGAAATTTTCAATGCAAAATTTCCAGACCCCGCATCTTGCAATACTGAATCTTCAAACAATGCAGTTGCACCATCTGTTGTTACTGCTTGAGTTGGATGTAATACATGTGTTACTCTAGATACAGAACCAGATGTTGCAATAATTGCTAATGCACCATTTGTTAACTTATATCCATCTTCATACAATAAACGTGTTACTGTAATTACATTTCCATTACGCAAATAATCTTGAACTACATAAGGAACATATGAATCATCAGTATATGATCCAAAAATTTGTTCAAATTGTCCAAAAGATGTAATTTGCGTAGGAACTAGTGCAGGACCTTTTACGGTTGGTCCTATAATTGCCGCACCAATTTGTGCAACGCCTCCAGCTAAAAACGATTGATCTACTTCGTTCGTAAATACGCCTGGAGAAACTATTCTTTCTGCCATTATAATACTCCTATGATTTTTTATTTATAAATATAGGATTATTGGGTCAAACCAGAATCTGGGGTAAATGTGCCGTCAGCAATATTGATTTGACCGTCGCCATAGCGTTCACGCATTTTTTCTATTAATTCTTGTTCTTGTTCGCGCAATGATTCAAATTGTGTATATAACCGGTCTTGCTCTGCGTTTAAGAAGTCCAATCGGCGAGTCAAAGCCATTTGCTCCAATGCCACACTGCCTAGTTGAGACGCATTGTTAGCAAACGATTCTCGCAGTGTTTGCAGTGAATCTAAATGTTCTTTGTCTAATTTTCTTGTCATTATAATGTCCTTTCAATATATTATAAGAAATTTTTAAACGAATCCAAATGTTTGTGTGAACATAAAAAAAAGCGAGCCGTTTAGACTCGCTTCATTAATGCATTTGAATTTGAATTATTCTTCAACAATTTCAAGTTCGAATGTTTCTGGATTGATTGTGCATTTGCCATATTTTTCAAAAATAGCTTTGCTAAAATCTTTTTCTTTGCCTGCAGCTTCTTCTAAATATTTTTTAGCAGCTTCTTTGCGTTCTTGCAATTGCAATGAAATCAATTCAATCTCACCTAATTCAACAACAATAGCTCGTTGCATTCCACGAACTTCTTGTAATGATTTTTGTTCTTCTTCTGTCAAAAACTTTTTGTCGGTTGTTTCCATAAATAACTTGTTTTTCTATATTAGATTATGTTAAATGTACAATCTGGGTGTTTTTCTTCTAAATCCGTTTTCACATATTGATCTAAAGATTCAATCAATGCAGCATATGGGTTTTCCATAGATGATGTCGGAAGTACTTCTAAATCAATGTTGTTGTAGTAAATGTTATCAACATTGTAATACCCTGGGTTCATTGGGCCTGGCATTGGCATACTTCCTGATGTTGTTAATACAACTTGTGCTTGCAAATTTAATACGTTGCGATATGGTAAATTTGGGCACATTAAAATTTCTGGATTAACGGCAAATGTACCGTTATTCAATTTAAATGATCCTGTTACTTGTAAGGCCATGATATATTTCCTGTATTCTTTATTATAAATATAAGTATATTTTGTTTTCTATCCAAATATTTTTACTGGTAAGTAATATGTATTGTGATTAAAATAAGTATTTTGTGGAGGATTAACTTCATATTCAATATAAGTTACATCAGTTAAATCAAATACATTTTGTTGAGCCGGCAAATTATTCCACCACGTAAAACGTGCTCCCGGTTTGGCTAATTGAGGAACATGCTGAGCAAATTCATAGTGGTGGATATCACCATAAGTGTCAAGAAATATTCCATCATAAGTTGCTAATGTATCTATACAATCATACCAATCCGAAAAGATCAATGTTACATTAGGTTTATCTGCTACCCACACTTGAGCACGAGCAAATATTTCAGGATGTATTTCTATGATAGTATGAGACGTAGGATTGAGTTGTTGAATATATGTTGATGAAATACCCATTCCAAAACCAACTTCTAAAACATCACCTTGATTGTGACATACTATTTGGGCATGAGCTTGCATTAATGGAGCTCCCCAATCCATCATTACTTGTTCTACGCCAAACATTGCAAAACTTGATGAAAATGAAATTTGATGTGGCTCAAATATAAGTGTCTTATTTTTCATTATTGATATGTTATTTTTAATTGAGGTATACTACCTAATTGTACTAAATATTGATTATATAACGATGGTGCTATATCATTACGGTCATGATAAGTAAGTAAAGCCATACTATATACAGAAGGATGTGTATTAGCAGTAGTAATTGCAGCTGCACTAAAATTTAATTCATGTAATCCGGTGTTGTTTATAGTATCGGTAGCATATTCAGTAAGACTTCCGGATTGGTATACTAGAGAATAATTTGCCCGAGCGGCGGTGTAGCCGCTCGGATCAAATGGAGATGGAATTGGAAAAATAAATGTAGCACCTCCTAAATCTAAAACATATACTTGATTTGGAGTTGCTGTTGTAGTAATACTATTTACATCAAGTAATAGTGTTGCACTTAATATAGAAGATGTAGAATAACTGCTTAAATCAAATTGTAGATTCATTCTATGATTATGATATAATGAGAAACCTTTTGTAGGGATAACTGAACTATTTATATTTAAAGACGATGAATAAACATTACCTGCTGAAATTTCATTTACTGCTGGAGACCAACTAGTATTTTCTACTATATACCAAGCATATTTTGTAGCGCTTAAAGTTGCAGTTTGGATAGCAACTGTTGATTCCCCCGAAACTTTTGCAATAGATGCTTTTGCGATTCCATCGAACTCCATGATATGTTATTTAATTTGCTTATTGACATATTATAACTCTATCCAAGTTGCATCCGGTTGGAATCTAATGATGGCCACATCTTGGCCGCTTGTTGTGCCCCAAATATTATGGCCAACTAATCTAACAACATCTCCAGTTCCAGATGGTGCAGTTTCAGTAACATTACCACCCGTTGTTGAAACATATATTGGTGCACCTGGTGTTATAGGAGTTGCAAGTTGATCATGATTACTATACAAAGAAATAATACCATCAATCATAACATGTACC